CAAAGCGGGAATAGAAGCCTCTAAAAACCATTTACTTAATCCATCCATATCTATGCACTCAACAAGTACAACTGGCTCTTCTTCTGTTGCAACTCGAACAGCTTCACTATCAATTATAGCTTGAAGAACGTATAAAGATTTAGCTAGCCAAACACCTGAAGCTAACCTATGCCATCCCTTTACTGAACTGCAATATTCCATAGTCTTTTTTTCTCTCGCATACATATAAAGCTCATCGAGAGACTTAACAAGTCTGTATTCCAAATTACTTCTCCTTTGTAGTTTTCCAAAATTTCTTAAACAGGTATACTTCTCTATGGTATGCTTCTATTTCCCAAGGTTGTTCCAAATAGGGGCACTGGGAATAGTCAGTCTTTCTCCACATATAGTCTATAGAGTTAATTTCTTCAAGTATAAATTGCTTTGCATGCACTAACTCATGTGCTAGATTTTGTGCTATTTCGTCAAGAGACAGCTTTTGCAAGCTGCCGTCTTCAAGCTCATAAAATCTACTTACGTCGATTAAGACTTCATTAGTGTCGCCGTTTGCTTGCCCAGTGTTTTCATTTTTGAGAAGTTTTTTGAAGCGTATTAAAACCTCTACATCATGCTCTACTGAGTTGGGTAACAAATGACGAAGACACTTTTGAATATATTTATCAAACTTCTTTGAGGATTTGCCTTTTATTGAGTAAACTACCATCTAAAACCTCCTTTATTATGAAAGTATTATACGGAATTTTAGCCCCTAAGTCAAGATTTAGTTTCTTGCCGCTTTAGTTCTCGCATACGCGCAGCAGCTTTCTTTCGTTGTTTCTTTGCAGATTTCTTCTCAAAGAATTCTTTTTCTCGAACGGCATTCAGTATGCCATTGTCCATTGTCTTACGTTTAAATAGACGCAATGCGCCTTCTACATTTGTTCCTCTTACGGTTACTTTCATTTGAATCTCTGTCCTCGTTTTCTTAGGTGTACTACCTGTTTATGAATATCATGCTCTACTCTTTTTGGAAGCAACTCAAGAAGCTCTTCTATAGAGGCGTGGTAGTACATCAGCGTAAGAACTTTATTCTCACGGTCTGTCCAACCTTGTTTTTTATCTTTTTTCATATGCGTATTATATAAGAGTTTGAGTGTTCTGTCAAGAAATATTTTTGAAAAAGCTTGGAGGACCTAAAAAATTATTCTTGACTTGACTTCTCATTTATTATATAATGCCTCTTTAAGTCTGAAAATAAAACTCTTGACAACACGCTTAAAACCATGTAGAATAGGTATTTAAGAAACTAAGGAAACTCTTATGGAAATACAAGTTTACGCTATATTTATTTTTACCTTGATAGGCTGCGGGATTACCTGCTATAATATAGGCAAAAAAGAAGGAATAGAAGCAACAATTGCACACCTGGTAAGTACAGGAGTAATAACTTTAGATGATTCTGAGGAGTAGCCTTGAACCTATTTTATCTTGACTCTGACCTTGATAAGTGTGCAGAGTACCACGTAGATAAACATGTAAGTAAAATGATTTTAGAGGCAGGCCAGATACTTTGCACAAATATGTGGATAGATAAGTATATTGGCTTTGTTCCTCGTAAACTTACTGCTGAAGAATGGGCAGTATTAAAAGAAGAAAAGAAAAAAGAAGTTAGGGATTTTCCTTATCTTCCTACAATGTACAATCACCCATCAACTATATGGGCCAGGTCATCGCTGGATAATTTTGAGTGGACACACTGCTATGCAAATGCACTTAATAGTGAGTATCACTACCGATATGGTAGAGAACATGCATCTGCTCTAGTAATAAATCAATTACCAGACCCAAAAAACATAGAAAGACTAGGCTTTACAACCTTCGGTCTTGCTATGCCAGACGAACTAAAAGATTATGATAACCCTATAGACAGCTATCGCAAGTTCTATATGGCAGATAAACAAAATTTTGCATCCTGGAAAGGTAGAGAAACGCCGTACTGGTGGTCAGATACAGAAGCGAAAGAACTCAATGCAAGAGGAATAGGTAGAAAAGCAACCACAGGAGTTAAAAAATGAATAGAGATAGAGTAAGAAAGCAACTAGAAGAAGATGAAGGCGTAAAGTACCATACTTACGAAGACCATTTAGGCTATAAAACTTTTGGCATTGGACACCTTGTACTGCCATTTGAGCCAGAATGGAACCTTCCAATAGGAAGAGAAGTATCAAAAGACCGAGTAGAAAAAGTATTCAATACTGACTTAGATGTCTGTATTAAAGAATGTGCTATTCTCTATGAGAACTGGGACTTCTTTCCTGAAGAAGTACAAGAAATACTCGTAAATATGTTGTTTAACCTTGGGCGACCTCGCCTAAGTAAGTTTAAAAACTTTAAAGCCGCCTTAGATAAAGGCGACTGGAAACTTGCCGCTACTGAAGGAAGGGATTCCGTATGGTATCGTCAAGTAAGCAATCGCGCAGAGCGATTGATGGGACGACTAGAGAATGTCATTAATAGCTAGTTTGATTGGGCCAGTTGCTGGTCTATTAGATAAATTTGTGGAGGATAAAGACCAAAGAAATGCTCTAGCTCATGAGATTGCAACGATGTCTGAGAAGTATGCAAACGAGCAAGTTATAGCACAGTTGGAAGTCAATAAAACTGAAGCAGCTCATAAAAGTTTGTTTGTTGCAGGCTGGAGACCTTTTATTGGTTGGGTATGTGGATTTGGAATGGCAGGTAATTTTATAGCCATTCCATTCTGCAATTTTGTACTTGCTCTGCTCGAGCAAAGCATTATTATACCTTTAGTACCTTTAGAAGAAATGATGCCAGTACTTATGGGCATGCTCGGATTAGGCGGTCTCAGAACTTATGAGAAAGTAAAAGGAGTTCAGAGAGAAAAATGAAAAAAGAATCCGCAGTAAGTCAGCTAGCATCATGTTATAAGTATGTTTACGATAAAGACCAGTATGGTTCAAGAGATGCATGGTATATTATGCTACCAAAAGCACCGCTAGACCATGACTATAAAGGAGACTGCGAAGACTTCTCGCTTACCTTGTTATTTCATATCAGCGATTATAGCTGGAAGAAGTTCTGGTGGAGTTTGCTTACTCGCAAAGCAAAGATTTGTTACTGCGAAGTAAGAGGAGAAGGTCACGCAGTTCTTCGTTATGAAGGTATGTATGCTGACAACATTCAATTAAAGTTTGTTGAGAAAAAAGAGATGGAGGAGAAAGGCTATATCTTCTCCAGAGTTCTATTTATTCCTTATCAAGTAGGGGTTAAACTGCTTTATGGTAGCTTTCTTAAGTGGAGGTTGTCAAAGAAATCATAAATTAACTCTTGACTTTATGCTCAAATTACCTTAAAATATCTTTTTGAAAATGAAGAAAGAGGTAATTTGAGATGGAGGAAGCCTGCCCTAACTGTGGAGAGTATCTTAACGGAGATGGTTATGGTATGCCAGTTCGCTGCCCTAACGCATCAGAAGAACGCTGGTGGTATTCAGAGCCAGACTCCGGCCCTTACTATTGTTTAGAGGATGAAGAAGAGTGAAGCTAAGAGAGAAGCTAGATAAGAGAATGGACGAGCTACAATTCTTAATGGAGAGTAATCGTCATTTAAGCAACCCAGAAGAGTTAACTGCTCTAGTTGATAAACTTACTTATGCCTGGGAGGTATTGACAGAGGAGGATAGAGATTATATCCAATGCTGCCAGTACGCAATTGAAGAAAATATGGAGTGGAATATTGATGAGTAATGTTAACCTGATATCTCTGAGTAAGCCTACCGCATACTCAGAGTGTTTTACAGCAGAGCAGTTGGTAGCCTATGCTGCTAGAGTAAGTAATCCTGCTAATCAAAATAATACTAAAACAGCAGGAAAGCTCATTAAGTTTTTAATCAAGGAGAACCACTGGTCTCCTTTAGAGATGGTGCACTTAACTATCGAGATTAAAACTACGAGAGATATCGCTAGGCAGATTTTGAGGCATAGGTCTTTCTCGTTTCAAGAGTTTAGCCAACGATACGCAGTAAGTGAAAACTTTACTACTCGCGAAGCTAGGCTGCAAGACCCTAAGAATCGACAAAATAGTATTGAATCAGATAATGATGGGTTAGACATAGAATGGCATAAACGCCAACGAAAAGTTATTGCAGCCTCAAAAGAGGCTTATCGTTGGGCGCTAGATAATGGTATTGCTAAAGAGCAGGCCAGGGCTGTATTGCCAGAAGGAAATACAGAGACAACGCTATATATGGCAGGTTCTTTGCGCTCTTGGGTTCACTATTGTAATCTTCGCAGAGCAAATGGCACTCAGAAAGAGCATATGCAAATAGCTCAAAAGTGCTGGGAGATTGTAGAACAGCACTTTCCTGAAATAACTGGAGAATAGCAATGGAGGAAGGGCGCAAATTTGATAGTCAAAAACCAAAGATGTACCTTCTGCCTCCAAAAGCTACTATGGAAGTAGCAAAAGTATTAACTTTTGGTGCAGAGAAGTATGATGAAGAGAACTGGCGCAAACTAGATAATCTTCAGAAGAGGTATACAGGAGGTGCTTTACGTCATATATTTGCTCACATGGATGGAGAAGACTTAGACCCAGAGACTGGTTATAGTCACTTAGCACATGCAATGTGTTGTTTATTGTTCAAACTGGAGGCACAGCTTGAGAAAGCAGATAAAGAAGAAAGAGCATGAGCAATTATCTAGCTCCAATATTCAAAAAGTTATCGGGCTGCTAAACCCACAAGATGCATCAGTTAAGCCAATTACAAAGAAAGACGCTTGCGAAATACTAAATATATCATATAATACTACTCGATTAACTCAGATTATTCAAAACCATCTAGACCAAAAAGAGTATGTATCAAAGCGCAAAGCACAGAATAGAGGTAAAGCTGCAAGTAATAGTGAAATTTGTGAAGCAGTTACTGATTATCTGCAAGGCGCAACAGTTAGTGATATATCTAGAAGACTATATCGCTCTGCGGGGTTCGTAAAGACTTTACTAGATAAAGTGGGTGTGCCACATCGTCCAGGTAATGATGAAGAAAGAAAAGAGCTGGAATACTTTCCCGATGAGTGTGTATCAGAAGATTTTGCGGTTGGTGAAATCGCATGGTCTTCCACTTATCATAGCACTGTGATAGTTGACCAAAAGTTGACGAAGGAGTATATTAGTGACAAGTCTGGACTTCAGGCTTTTGACTATGAAAGAAAGTATGGAACTTACTGCTATGCGGTATATGTTCTACAGAAAGTTAAATCAGAAGACCTAGACATTCAGACTGGTGGATTTAACGCATATGTACCAGCCTATGAATTAGGTAAACTAGAGCACTTGAAGAAATATGGACTTGATTTGTCGAGGATATAAAAAATATTTCTTGACAATGATCCTCGATCCGTATATAATATAAACTCACAAACAGAGGAACATATTAATGATCTCACAAGGCGCAAACGCAGTAAAATCAGGGCAGCATTTAGAGACGGAACTTTTTGATATTATGCAAAGTTTTCGACTAACGTTACAGACTCAAGTAATTTTTACAGATTGTTATAATAACCCACGCTCAAAAATGGATTTCTATATACCAGAACTAGACTTGGCTATAGAGTGCAAAAGACAGATGGGTTCAGGAACAGCAGACCAGAAGTTACCGTTCGTAATAGAGAACTTTAAGAAATTTCCCTCAAAATATAGCTTACTTGTCTTAGATGGCGACCACTATAAAAATAGAGCGGGAATCCATACTTATTTAAACTCACAAGTATCAGAGTATTTTAACTGGTGCTTTATAGAAGATTTTGCAAGGACAATTAATGAGCAGACAAAAAACAGGGCAACGACTTAATCCTACAGACTTCTATCCAACACCTCCCTGGTGTTATGAGAATTTAGAGATTGATTGGTCTATGTTTTCATCTGCACACGAGCCTTGTAGGGGGGATGGTAGAATACAGTTCTTTTTAGAAGAGCAAAATATTCCCTGTACTTATTCTGAGATTATGGAAGAAAAAGACTTTTTTGACCATACAGAGAAAGCAGACTTGATTCTATCAAACCCACCATTTAGTATTGCAAGAGAATTTATAGACCATTCTCTTCTTTTATCTGATACTTGTATTATGCTACTAAGGATTAACTATTTAGGCAGTATTGGCAGGCATGAGTGGTGGAAGCAGAATACCCCAACAGCATTACATGTTCTCAGTAAGAGACCTAGCTTTACTGGTAAAGGCACAGATGCTACTGATTATGCCTGGTATATTTGGGATAAAACAGCACGACTTGATAGAGGGGTCTTTTTTGTACCTCCCGCTACCAAAGAGCAGAACTCTTTAGCAAACGAATTAGCTTGTGAAGCATTGCTAGAGTATCAAAAAAATATTTCTTGACGCGTAGCTCAAATTCTCGTATAATATCTTTTCTAAATTGGAGATATGAGTTTGGGAGACCGATTTTATCAACAGCAAAGAGATGCCACTGGAACTTGTCCAGGGGTAAAAATTACTACTAAGAGGAAAAGAAAGATGTGGGACGACGATAAAAAAGCAGAAGCAGTTACAATGTATGAAGAAGCAAACCCAACTCCTGAGAATTCTATGGAGATTGTTAAAGATATCGCAGCCGAGTTAGATGAGTCACCAAACGGTGTTCGTATGATTCTTACTAAAGCTGGTGTGTACGTTAAGAAAGCTGCTGCTACTAAAGCTGCTGCCTCAGGTGCCGCTACTAGCTCTCGTGTATCAAAAGCTGATGCGATTGCAGCCTTGGTTGCTGCTATCTCTGATGCAGGTCATGAAGTTGACGAAGAAATTGTCTCTAAATTGACTGGCAAAGCTGCACAGTACTTTACTACACTGCTTGCATCGAATTAATGTCGAACTTCAAGGAACACGTTAGAGGCGCTATAGCCTCTAACGTGATAGCTAACTACTTAATGAGTAAAGGTTATGAGGTTATAAAAGAGGGGACTTCACAAGGTTTAGTAGATATTGTCGCTATTAACACTAAAACAGGAAAAACCTACTTTGTAGACTGTAAATGCCTAAGTAGAAGAGCTAACGGTACTAGGGTAAATAGAGTACTTAAACAAGCACAAAAAGATTTATCTAGTGCTTCTGGTATAGACTTTATTTTAGCATACGCAGATACTGACACTAATGAGGTAGAAATACCTAAGCTAACATAATTCCGCAGTCCGCCTAGGGCCGCCGGAGTACGCAGGAGGAATGCGCTGCCTGCGAAATCAAAAAAACGGCGCAACTTTAATCCTTTATAGACAGCACAGTAATAAATATTGCTAAACTGCTACTAAAGGAGCTACAGTGAAAAAGCAAGAACTAACGTACTTAGTACGTGAATATGGTGATGCCATAATTACTTATCGTAGTGAACAATCAAATAAGCTAAAGTACAATGTCTGCACACTTGATTTCTCTGTACCTTATATTAAAGGTAAAAAGAATAGGGCGAAGGAGACAGAAGATACTCTGCTGTTTTTCTGTTGGGACACTGATTCCTACAGACTACTCAAACCTAGTAGCGTATCTAGCGTGATACCCCTCTCCTCTATTCTTAAAAATGAAGGTAGGCGCTAATGGAGCTTTTCGAGGCTCCAGAGGCTTATTCGCGTGTAATACACTATGATGAAACAAAAGAGATTCAGGTTCGTCTCACCATTAATACTTTTAGGGGAATAGAATATATTCACCTACGAAAGTACTATATGGATTTTAATGAAGAGTGGTTGCCTACTCCGGAAGGTGTAGCTATGCCTCTTGACTTTAATAATTCGAGAGAGTTGTTTGCAGGGCTTATAGAAATACTTTCCCTGGCAGAATCGAAAAGTGTACTAGAAGAACATTTCTTAGATTTAATTCAAGACTTGTATAAATAATTCTTGACTAAGAGCTAAAACTGACGTATAATATCTTTTCAAATTTAGGAAAATCTATGCGTAACTTTTTAGACAATGCGAGTAAGCTCTATTACGAAGGCTCTCCTATTCTTACGGATGGAGAGTTTGACCTCTTAGCTGCTAAACATAATTACAATAATGTAGGCTACACTGTTACAGATGCCATCGAGCACGCATTTCAGATGTACAGCCTGCAAAAATACTTTAGTTTAGCAGATGCTCCCTCACTTGAAGGTTATGTATGTACTCCTAAACTTGATGGGGCTGCTGTTTCCATTCTATTCTTAGATGGAACATTCCAGTTAGCCCTTACCAGAGGGGATGGTATTCAAGGTCGTGATATCTCCGATAAACTGCGACATCTAGTTCCTAGTAGTATTTCTACTAAAGGGCTAGTCCAGATTACTGGTGAAGTAGTATCCCCCAAGTCCATACCAAACGCTCGTAATTACGCTGCGGGTGCATTAAATCTCAAAGACTTGCAAGAGTTTAAGAGTAGAGATGTTACCTTTGTAGCCTACGACATGGTTGGGCACAACTTAAACACCTTTGAAGAAGTAATGACTCAACTGAGCCAGGACGGCTTCAATGTTGTTACAAAGTTTGATGCCAGTAATTACCCTACTGATGGTAAAGTATTTCGCATTAATTGCTATGATACTTTTACCAAGATGGGTTTTACTGCGCATCACCCTCGCGCGGCGTTCGCTCTTAAGGAGCAGGCGGCCGGTATTGTTACTACCCTTCTAGACGTTGTTTGGCAGGTTGGTAAGAGCGGAGTCGTAAGTCCAGTAGCAATATTAGAACCAGTTACGATTGGCGAAGCTGTTGTAGGTCGTGCAACTCTGCATAATATCCAGTATATTCGAGAGTTGGATTTAGAGATAGGATGTCAAGTAGAGGTTATACGCTCTGGGGAGATTATACCTCGTGTAGTTCGACGTGTAAACACCTGAAGAAAAATAATTCTTGACAAATATCTTTAAAAGCCGTATAATATACTTTCAATTTCAGGAGATACCAGATGATAGCAATCCAAGCCCCAACACATTGCCCAAGCTGCAATGCGGTTTTGGAAAGCGTCAACTATCTTTTGTATTGTCGTAACGCATCTTGTGGAGCGAAGATAGGGAAACTTATAGAGCACTTTGCATCATGTCTTAAGATTAAAGGACTTGGCCCAGCCACTATACGAAAGCTAGACATTCAAGATTTGAGTGAGCTATACTCGTTTGAAGTCCTTGAGCGGTTATCCACTGCTCTTAATTCTGAGAGACTTGCATCAAAGCTAAAAGAAGAACTTGACCGCTCACAAGATGCACCACTAAATGTGCTATTACCAGCTTTTAGTATTCCTCTTATTGGAAAAACCGCTGCACAAAAACTTTCTAATGTCTGTAACTCTATTACCGATATAGACTACGACAGGTGTTGTGCGGCTGGTTTGGGAGAGAAATCTACTGCTAGTCTATTGAGTTGGTTAGAGCTTGAGTATCCTCAAGTGCAGAACCTACCCTTTAGCTGGAAGTTTGTAAAAGCACAAAATACCTCTATAGTTAAGGGTGTAGTATGTATAACTGGCAAATTAGTTAGTTATAAAACGAAAGCTCTTGCACAAGAAGCCCTCCAACAGAGTGGGTATGAGGTAAAAAGTAGTTTAACTAGAGATGTGACAATCCTAGTAAATGAAAGCGGTATAGAATCCGCAAAAACTAAACAGGCCAGAGCTGCTGGCGTAACTATTGTAACTAATCTTTTAATTTTAACTGGAGAATAAACTATGTCCCTTCCTAAATGGACTGAAGACCGTACCGCCCAATTGACTGCTTTCGTTGGTGATGAAAGCCCAATTTCACAAGCTACAGTAGCTTCTGCTGCTGAAACGCTTGAAACCTCTACCCGTTCCATTTCTAGCAAACTGCGAAAAATGGGTTTCGAAGTAGACTTGGCTTCTGCTGGCGCCTCACGCGCTTTCTCAGAAGCACAAGAAGACACTTTGGCTGCATTCGTGCAGGACAATAGTGGTGAATATACTTATGCTGAGATTGCTGGCCTGTTTGAAGACGGCTCCTTCTCTCCGAAGTCTATTCAAGGCAAGATTCTGTCGATGGAACTGACCTCCCATGTCAAGCCAGCCCCTAAAGCAGAAAGTGTTCGCACTTACTCTGTTGAAGAGGATGCTGTGTTTGTAGCTATGGTACAGGGCGGTTCCTTCGTAGAAGATATTGCTGAAGCACTGAATCGAAGCGTGAACTCAGTTCGCGGTAAAGCTCTGAGCTTGCTGCGTGCTGGTGAGATTGATGCGATTCCTCGCCAGGCAACTACCAAGTCAGCTGCAAAAGAAGACCCACTGGCAACCCTTGATAACCTCAACAGCATGACTGTTGAAGCTATCGCCGAGGCTATTGGTAAGACAGCTCGTGGTGTAAAAACTATGCTGACTCGTCGCAAGCTCACTGCTTCTGACTACGATGGTGCTGCGAAAAGTGCTAAAGCTGCTGGCTAATACTAGCAGTTAGGTTGTAAAGAATAACAGCCACAGAGCCTTGCTTTGTGGCTGTTTAACCTCGAATTTGGGAGAATTACGGTTAATATTGCAAGCGCGTTAATTAATAAAGTGCTAACGCTTCGGGACTTTCAAACCTGGAGCGTTACTCATAGGCATTATTTGCCTGCTGAGTACCATGCTCTTTATAGTGTGATTGACAAGCATTGTGAAAAATTTCATGTAATGCCCTCATTCGATGACCTCAAACTGGAGATTCGGGATAGTGCTACTAGAGAAAAGCTGTATGCAATAGAAAGCGTTGAAGTTGACGCCGATGCATACATGCTTCTTCAGTATCTAAAAAACGAGTATACCCAGAAAGAGATACTCAACTCGCTCGAAGACTATATTGACAATAGTGTATCTTTTGAAGATGCACAAGAGTCAGTAGACCACCTTCACCAGATTGTCCTTGACATTGAAAGTAAGGTGGACTTAGAAGACCCACAAGAAAGTATGCAACGTATTGACTTGTTCGAGCCAGAAGAGGAACTAGAGAAGTATGTCCCTCTCGGCCTAAACGCCGAGTATGACCTATCAACCCAGTTCTCTCCCAGAGACTTGGTAATGGTGGGCGGTAAGAGGGGCGCAGGTAAATCTGTAATCTGTGCTAATATTGCACAGAGTGTATTTGCGAGTGGTAAATCTGCTATTTATTTCACTATTGAGATGGATAGCAGAAATATCCTACAAAGATGTTGTTCCATTGCAACAGGTGTACCATTCAATAGACTAAGAACTAAAAATCTTAGTTTAACTGAATGGGAACGAGTTGCAGGCTGGTGGGCATCTAGGTTTACAGGCGGGCAAGAACGTTTAAAAGAATATAGAATCGACCGTGACTTTGCTAAGTTCCATAGTAAACTAACTAACAACTGTGAGCTGTTACCAACTCAACAGTTGGACGTGGTATACGAACCGGCACTTACACTGTCCAAAATCAGAGCCGAGCTTGATAAAAAAGTACGGCCTCTGAATGTTGGTATTATCGTAGTTGATTATATAAATCAAGTAAAACGTTCTTCCTTGCCTTCTCGAACCGGTGGCCAGTATGACTGGACAGAGCAAATAGAAGTGTCTAAGGCATTGAAGTCTATGGCACAGGAATACGAAGTAACCGTATTCTCTCCGTATCAAACAGATGCGAGTGGAGAAGCTCGTTTTGCAAAGGGTATCTTAGACGCAGCAGATGCAGCGTTTACGTTAGAGACCTGGGAACATGAGGATAATTGTATTACCCTCAACTGTGTGAAAATGCGAAACGGAGCTATGACTTCGTTCACTTCGGTAGTAGATTGGGATAGTCTAAAGATTGGCCCAGAGTCGGCTCTTACTCCACAAGAGAAGTCTGACTCCGCTTCGAAGACCGGTGAAAGCATCAGTGACATATAAAAAAAGTTCTTGACATTTCTCCTCTGTTCTAGTATAATATTGATTCTAGGGCAGGGGAGTTTTTGTTTATGGGAACGCAATTCGGAAGTTTAAACTATTCTACCACTGGAAGAAAGCGAAAGCCTCTTCCTAAATCTAAGGGCTACACCGCAGAGTTTGAGCCACTACAACGAACTACAGTATATCGTAGAGAAACTAAACAATATGAATCAGTACCAAATACTAAAGCAGTAAGGCAATTCGTAGATACATCATATAAAGTAGAAGTTTCTGCAAAGTATACAATAGCTCCAGCGTACAACAAAGGAGCATATCAAGTTATTAGTAACACACAGATAAAGGATATAGGTAGATAGTGAACGTAGAAGAGCTACTGAAATCAAGGGATGTTTATTACATGCCAAAAGGTGGAGACTTTCTAGTCTCCTGCCTTAACCCTGAGCATGCAGATAGAAACCCTAGTATGCGTATTGACCAGATTACTGGTATATTTCAATGCTTTTCTTGTGAGTTCAAAGGGAACTTATTTACATTTTTTGGGGAAAAGGCAAATCAACTACAATTACGACGAGAACTTCTTAAAAAGAAACTTAAAGATAAGAGGTCTGAAAGTGTTGGTTTGTCTTTTCCCAAAAATAGTACACCGTATACCGGAACGTGGAGAGATATTAAAGCTGAGACTTACAAAAGATTTGAGGCTTTTCAGCATCATGGCACAGACTTTATAGGTAGAATTAACTTTCCTATTCGAGATATTTCAGGCAGAATAGTAGCCTTTAATGGAAGGCACACTACAAACGGCACTCCAAAGTATATGATTTCGCCTGCGGGTGCTAAGATGCCTTTGTTTCCTATAGTTAAACCGATACAAGGCTGTGTTATATTGGTAGAAGGTATTTACGACATGATTAACCTACATGACAAAGGGTTAACTAATGCAATTTGTACTTTTGGCACAAAGAATATTAATGAAGACAAGCTACGAATGCTTTCGATACAAGGTGTAGATACTATAGATATATTTTTTGATGGAGATGAGCCAGGTCAAAAAGCCGCAGAAAGAGTTAAGATAATGTGTGAAGAAGTAGAGTTGTTAAGTAGAAATGTATGTTTGACGAGTACTGACCCAGGTGCCTTGAAAGAGTCACAAGTAAAGAAACTAAAAGATAAACTATATAACTAGAGGTATACATGACGAGCCCAAAAGTCGCTCTAATAGAGACTAAGAAAAGTAGAGTAAACTATAAATCCGAATTTGACCATGAGTTTGAATTCGACCAATATCAGTTATGTTCCGACCCAACTCTTAAGAAAGTATTGAAGCGGGATTGTGACATAAAAATTGACCTTGATGCATATGACTGGATTATCCTAGTTGGTAGTGATGCTTTAAAGTTCTATACTAAAGCTACCTCAGTAACTGAATACTCTGGGAAGAAACTAGACGGTAAGTTTTTACCCGTAATTAACCCTGCAATGCTTGCTTTTAAACCAGAAGCGAGAGATACTTGGGAAAATTCACGAGATAATATTATTAAGCACATTAAAGGTGAGATTACTGATGTAGTTATCACTAGCAAAAATGCTTATGGTATTGAAGATACTGAAGAGGCAAACGCCTACATTCAAGCAGCTATTGATTGTCCTTCAGAGTACATCGCATTAGACTCTGAGACAACCGGATTATACCCACGAGATGGGCATATGCTTGGAATTTCTTTATCTTATCAAAGAGATAAAGGTGTCTATATTAATACAGAATGCTTTAACGAAGATACTGAGCGGCTTCTACAACAACTCTTTGATGAGAAAGTAGTAATATTTCATAATGCTAAGTTTGACATTGCATTCTTTGAGTATCACTTTAATTTTAACTTTCCTCGATTTGAGGACACAATGTTGCTCCATTACCTCATAGACGAGAATCCTGGAGGGCATGGCCTTAAACAACTAGCTATGAAGTTTACTCCATATGGCGACTATGAGAAGCCTATGTATGACTGGATTGATTCTTATAGAAAAGAGCATGGTGTGCTAAAAAATGAATTCACATGGGAAAGTATTCCATTTGAAGTTATGAAGACATACGCAGCAATGGATGCCGTCTGTACTTTCTTAATATTTGAAAAATTTGTAAAAATTAAACAAAATAAAAAGCTGAAGAGTGTCTATGACAATATTCTAATTCCAGGCTGTAGATTTCTAATTGATGTTCAGGATAATGGAGTGCCCTTCGACTTGGAACGTCTTACAGTATCTCAGGAATTAATGCAAAAACAGATTGACGAGGCAATTGCTGAGCTGTATAAAAACCCAGTAATTAGTAAGTTTGAGGTAATACAAGGAAAGCCTTTTAATCCTAATAGTACTGTTCAACTGAGGTCTCTTTTGTTTGATTATATTGGGCTACAGCCAACAGGAAAGAAGACAGGAACAGGAGCAGCTTCAACAGATGCAGAAGTTCTTGAGGAGCTTGCAGAGCACTCAGAAGTACCAAAACTTATTCTTGCTATACGACAGAAGTCTAAAATCAAGAATACTTATTTGGATAAGATTATACCACAGCTAGATAGAGATTCTAGGCTTCGTACTGGCTTTAATCTGCACAGCACTACATCTGGGCGATTATCTTCAAGTGGAAAGCTGAATATGCAACAGCTGCCTAGGGACAATCCTATAGTTAAGGGGTGTATTAAAGCTGCCCCAGGCCACAAGATTGTAGCAATGGACTTAACAACAGCAGAGGTATATGTTGCAGCCATTCTAGCAGATGACAAGGCCCTGATTGAAGTGTTTCGTAGCGGAGGTAATTTTCATAGTAGTATTGCAAAGAGAGTATTTGGTCTACCATGTGATGTAGAAGATGTAGCTACATTGTATAAAGAGAAAAGACAGGCTGCTAAAGCAGTGACGTTTGGTATCATGTATGGAGCTGGCCCTAAGAAGATTAGTGAGCAAGTAACAAAAGATTCGGGCAAGTATTTTAGCCCGCAAGAAGCCACAGAAGTAATTACTGAGTACTTTAATGAATTTCACAAATTAAAAGACTGGATAACTAATAATCAATCTTTTATTGCTGCGAATGGATTTATCTACAGTTACTTTGGCCGTAAAAGGAGATTACCCAATGTCGGCTCTACTGACGCAGGGATTAAAAGTCATAGTATTAGGTCTGGCCTTAATTTTTTGGTGCAGTCTACTGCTTCTGATATTAACTTATTAGGTGCTATAGATATGGGTGGGTTCATTAAAGCAAAAGGTATGAAATCTCGTATCTTTGCTCTAGTTCATGACTCTATTCTAGCAGAAGTGCCCGATAATGAAGTAGACCTATATGTAGAAACATTGCAGAAATATATACAAATGGATAGAGGTTTATCTATTCCAGGTGCTCCAGTAGGTTGTGATTTTGAGATTGGAGATGACTATTCTATGGGTAAATTTGAGAAAGTTTATGGTTGACCAAACAAAAGCCAATGAATTATCAGAATATCTAGGATTATCTGGTTATGGTGCAATAATTAATGTAGGCTCTTGCAAAGATATAGCCTTATCTACAGATGGAGTTGGTACTAAGCTATTAATTGCTGAGCACTTTAATAAGTTTGATACAGTAGGTATTGACTTAGTAGCAATGTGCGCTAATGATATATTATGTGTAGGCGCCCGACCCCATAGCTTTTTAGACTATTATGCTACAGGTTCTCTGGACATGGATAAAAGTAAAGAGATTCTACATGGTATTATAAAAGGCTGTGAGTTGGCTGGGTGTAAGTTAGTGGGTGGAGAAACTGCTCAGTTAAATCCAATGTTTTTTAGAAAGACTTGGTTTGATTTAGCTGGTTTCATTATGGGGGTAGTAGAACGAAGGCTTCCTTCACCTTTCATAGATATAGGGGACTATATAGTAGGGATTCCTAGTAGTGGAATACATAGTAATGGGTTTACCACTATCAGGGTAAATGTAAAAGAATGGACGGAAGATTTTCTTACCCCTACTAGAATATATACTAATGAGATTATGGATAATCTAGAACATATTAAAGCATGTGCTCATATAACTGGAGGAGGTATTCATGGAAACTTGCCACGGGTGCTCAACGGCTTTAACTACACTATAGACCTTACACTTAATCCTTATTGGAAAAACATCAAGCAATTAGTAGGAATGACTACAGAGCAGATGGAAAATACGTTTAATTGTGGATGGGGAATGTTATTAGTGGTAAATGACCCAGATGTGCTAGATATACCAGACGCTAAAGTAATAGGAAGAATAGTACCATAGTAATTACGTATAAAACAGTAAGCTCAGTAAAATTTCCAGTATATTTGTTATACTCAGATAACTGGATGCTTGCTGACGGCTTATTATTTGTAGATAGTGCGTTAGTAGATGATAAGAATATGCCAGGAGCTACTTTAGGTATTCGGAGGGCACAGAGCCCTCATAGAACTCAATATAAACTAAGTAAGGCTGTGTTTACGCATAATGGCATATTAAAGCAATCTACAAAATACTTTATAGATAGTAATGGTATGCCTTTTATCTACGAAAAAACACGAATGCTAAAGTTGATTTATCTAAAAATTAAAAAAGTGACACAAAAGGATGTAGCGTCACTTTTATGGGTAAAAGAGAGTAAAAGCCCTTTTACCATACCACGGCCTCCTGAGCAAGGAATGAATTGGGCAGGCATCTTGCATCTAAATGGGTTTCCATGGATGCTATATGAGTATTCTGACAAGAAACTCAAAGACACTCATAGAAAAGTGTAGGAACTTATGGCTAAAAAAAATCGTACAATAGCAGGAGCTAGCTTAGACCTTAGAGAAATCGAACCACTTACTCGGAATCAATTAGAAGTTTTTGAATCAAATAAAAACTTAGTATTGCATGGCCTAGCAGGAACTGGTAAAACTTTTATATCTTGTTATCTAGCATTCGATGATATGCTAAAACATCAGTACAAACGATTAGTAATTATTCGTAGTGCTGTGCCAACACGAGATATAGGCTTTCTGCCCGGCAATGAGAAAGAGAAGTCTTCTGTTTATGAAGAGCCTTATAAGGATATTTGTATTGACCTTTTTGGGCGAGGTGACGCATATCAAATACTTAAACAGAAGAATATTGTTGATTTTATGACAACTTCATTCATTCGTGGTATTACACTACGAGATGCAGTAATTATTATTGATGAGTGTCAAAACATGTCTTTTCATGAATTAGATTCTATTATCACTCGTATGGGTGAAAGGTGTAGAGTTATATTTTGTGGAGACTTTAGGCAAGCAGACTTGAAAAGTGGGCAAAGTGGAATGCTAGACTTTCTTGGTATTCTAAAGCGCATGGAAGAGTTTGACTTTATTGAGTTTGGGGTAGAAGATATTGTTCGTAGTAGCTTCGTTAAAAATTACATTATAGCCAAAAATGACTTAGGATTATGACCCAAACAGTTACGCCAAAAGCAGTTATCAGCAATAGAATTTATATGAGTTGCTCTCCTCAGCAGCAATTAGAGCTGGATAAGGAACTAACATATACAATTCCATCATATAATGAACTAGACCCGCCCCAAGTTATTAAAACTATGGGGCTAATTAGAGAAGGTGTGGTGTCTATACCTGTAGGTCGTATTGACCTAATACCTACAAACTATAGAATAATTGATAATCGGCTTTTAAAGCCTGTAGACTTTCCTACGTTTAAATTTCCTCTAAGAGACAGTCAACAAAAAGTCTATGATGAAATTGAAGACAACGCTATAATCAATGCCTGGGTAAGCTGGGGCAAGACCTTCACGGGTCTTGCCATAGCCGGTAAGTTAGGGCAGAAGACGCTTATAGTAACACACACTGTACCTTTGAGAAATCAATGGGCAAAAGAAGTTGAAAAAGTTTATGGGTTTACACCTGGCATAATAGGTAGTGGTAGATTTGAGATGGATAGTAAGATTGTAATTGGTAATACTCAGAGTTTATACCGAAACATTCCTAAAATCAAAAAAGAGTTTGGGACTATTATACTTGATGAAATGCACCATGTGAGCAGCCCTACCTTTTCTAAAATTATAGATACAAACTATTGTAGGTATAAGATAGGGCTATCTGGTACTGTTGAAAGAAAGGATGGAAAGCATGTAGTATTTAGAGACTTCTTTGGGAGTAAAATATTCAAGCCACCTAAAGAAAACTACATGATTCCTAGTATTCATTTGGTACACTCAGAAATAAGGTTTATGGATGGAGCAAGCATCCCGTGGGCAAATAGAGTAACTAACTTATCCAACAATGAAGAATATCGCCACACAATAGCAATGCTGGCGGCGGCCTACGCCGCAAAAGGGCATAAAGTCTTAGTTGTAAGCGACCGAGTTGCACTTCTAAGAGCTTGCGCCGAGCTGACTGGGGACAACGCAGTTTGTGTTACGGGTGAGGTTTCACATGAGAATAGAGAAAAGCTAGTACAAGAGATGTTAACTGGCACTAAGAATGTATTATACGGTACGCAAGCAATTTTTTCAGAGGGTATTTCTGTAGATACACTAAGCTGCCTAATTTTAGCAACACCTGTTAATAATGAACCTTTATTAACACAGCTAATAGGTCGTGTAATACGTAAACGAGAGGGTAAGGTAGACCCTGTTATAGTAGATATACATTTAAGAGGGAAAACTGCTCAGAAACAGGCTTCAAATAGAGTAGGATACTACTTAAAAGAAGGCTACCACATGAAGTACCTTTGAAAAATAATTCTTGACAATTACCCTAAATAGGAGTATAATATTGTTCTTATATGACTGGCAGAAGGTTTATAATGAAGCAAATGGAAGTGTTGCTTTGTGTAATCGTATAATGGAAATGCTTATAACCAAGCGTATGCCTAAAAATACATACGACCCAATTTATAACCTTTCTACTAAGAATTTCTCAGGCGGTAGCTTTTTGGTACACCCAGATGTGCTGCTGTATGAGTCATATAAGTATTCGCACCGTGAGACTGCTGAATACTATGCTCTTGCTTCATTAAGAAGTTTAGCAGAATACTTTGTCTCTCGTAAAGTAACACTAGATTTATTGCACGTCCCGGTAAGTTTAGAGTTTATAAACAATAATAGACTATTGAGTATGGATGAGCATTCCGTTCATTTCTTATACGAAGAAGTCACTAAAAGGAATATACACTAATGGCTATATCATTTAATAAGCAAAAAGGCTCCGCACAGAAATCAAGCATGGACAGTTTCGCCTTCAAAGATGGCGAAAACAAAATGCGAATCGTAGGCGATATTCTCGCTCGATACGTTTATTGGATTGAAGGCGAGAACGGCAAAAACCTCCCACTAGAATGTCTGTCTTTTGACAGGAACGCAGAACGTTTTAATAACTCCGAAAAAGATTGGGTTCGTGAGTACTACCCCGACCTGAAATGTGGCTGGTCTTACGCTACACAGTGTATTGACCCAAATGATGGTAAGTTGAAAGTTGTAAATCTGAAGAAGAAACTGTGGGAACAAATTGTGCAGACTGCACAAGATGGTCTTGGAGACCCTACTGATATTGAGAATGGCTGGGACATTTGTTTCAAGCGAGTAAAGACAGGGCCACTTCCTTACAATGTAGAATACCAGTTGCAAGTACTCAAGTGTAAAAATCGCGCTTTGAGTGCCGAAGAGCTTAGCACGATTGCAGAGCTGAAGTCTATGGACGATGTTATGCCTCGCCCAACTCCAGACGCTCAGAAAGAGCTTTTGGACCGACTGCGAACAGGTAGCAAAGATAACGACGACGAAATGCTTGAAGAAGAGTTTAAAGTAGGATGATTTTATTCACGGCAGATTGGCACATAAAGCTGGGGCAGAAGAATGTTCCAGTAGCATGGGCGTTAAATCGCTATAACCTATTCTTTCAACAAATCTATGATTTAGAGAAAGAGTGCAATATGCACATTATAGGAGGCGATTTATTTGATAGGCTGCCGAATATGGAAGAATTGGAGCTTTACTTCTCTTTTATTAGAGAGGTAAAGATTCCAACCATTATTTACGACGGGAATCATGAAGCTACTAGGAAACATAAAACCTTCTTTACTAACTTAAAGCAAGTATCAAGAGACATCAATCCCTTGATACACATTGTCGATATTTCTTATATTGATAGTGACTTAGGCTTCGGTATACTGCCATACGCAGATTTACATAGAAAAGATAGTGTGGAGCACTTTGATAAGAGCAAAGCACTATTTACACATGTGAGAGGAGAGATACCTCCACATGTAAAGCCCGAGATTGATTTAGACAGGTTTTTAGATTTCCCTGTAGTTTTTGCTGGAGATTTACATTCACACAGCAATTGTCAGCGTAATATAGTGTACCCAGGCAGCCCTATGACTACATCTTTTCATAGAAAAGAAGTAAAAACAGGTTATATTCTCATTAATGAGTACGACTGGACTTGGTTCTGGGAATCTTTCAACCTTCCACAACTGATTCGTAAGACAGTAAGTAATCAACAGGATATGGTACCGACAGACTATAATCATACTATCTATGAAATAGAAGGCGATATTCAAGACTTAGCAGGCATTAAGAATTCAGAGCTACTCGACAAGAAAGTAGTAGTTCGAAAATCAGAAGCAAGTCTCATTATTAGTAAAGATATGACTGTAGAAGAGGAGCTGATAGAGTACCTAAGCTACATATTAGAAATATCAGAAAATAAAATACCAGACATTCTAGCAACTTACAGCGATTATGCTTCAAAAGCTGAAATGGGATAACTTATGATTACGCTTCAAAAGCTGAAATGGGATAATTGCTTTAGTTACGGCTCTGGCAATGAGCTACAGCTAGATGAGAACATAGTAACACAAATTATTGGCACTAATGGTATGGGAAAGTCTTCCATACCGTTAATTATTGAAGAGGTTCTGTACAATAAAAATTCAAAAGGCATTAAGAAAGCGGATATTCCAAATCGTTATATTAATAATGGCTATAGTATTTACCTTTCCTTTAGCAAAGATGACGAAGACTATGAAATAACTGTAAATAGAGGCTCTACCATCAGGGTTAAATTAGAAAAAGATGGAGAAGATATCTCTAGTCATACGGCTACAAATACTTATAAATCTATACAAGATATCATAGGTATTGATTTCAAAACGTTTTCTCAGCTAGTATACCAAAATACAAATGCAAGCCTACAGTTTCTTACTGCTACTGATTCAAATAGAAAAAAGTTTCTAATAGATTTGTTGCACCTAGAGCATTATGTAGAGTTATTCGATATATTTAAGGAGGCATCAAAACAGTCCGGTATTGCTATTGCACGCATAACTTCTAAGTTATCAACCGTAGAAAAATGGCTTGAAGACAATAAATTAAGTGATACCAGTATAGTAGAGCTGTTAAATTTTGATATTGATACATCTAAAGATGAGAAAGAACTGGCTTCATTAACGATAGAACTTCAAAATATTTCCGAAAAAAATAAAAAAATTAGTAAAAATAATCAATATAAAAGCATTATGAGCACTATTGATATTGCATCAATAAATGGGTCAAGTGTTAAACAGTTACAAAGCTACGATAATTTACAATCTGAAGTAGGTAGTTTAAACGCAATCGCTGCGGGTGCTCAACGACTTTTACATAAGCTAGAAGGATTGGGGGATACTTGCCCTACTTGTGAACAATCAGTGGATAATTCGTTTAAACAGAGTCTCATGGGTGCGGAAGTAGAGAAGAATGTCTCTGCTACCAACAAAATGAAGGAGTTAATGAATGAAATTGAACGAATTAAAGAAAACAACAGTGTATATACAGCTAACTCAAAAGCTAAAAAGGATTGGGAAGACTTGTATAGGTCTATTGACCACACTTTACAGAGTGAGCCAGTGGACAAAGGACAGCTTGATAGTAGGATTTCTAGCTTACAGAAGGCATTACAAGACTCAAAAGACACTGTATCGAAACTCTCAAAGGAAAATGAGCTAAGAACAAAGAGAAATACTCGAATACAAGTAATTCAGGAGCAGACAGATGAGTTTGTTTCTCAATTAAATGCGTGTCAAGCAGAGTTAGATGATTGCTTGAAATTAGATAATAATCTTGAAGTGTTGAAGAAAGCCTTTAGTACAAATGGGTTGCTTGCATACAAGATTGAAAACTTAGTAAAAGAATTGGAAGAACTCACCAATGAATATCTTGGAGAGCTTTCTGATGGTAGATTTACACTAGAGTTTGTAGTTTCAAACGATAAGTTAAATGTACAAATAACGGATAACGGTAATATAGTAGATATTCTAGCTCTTTCTTCTGGAGAATTGGCAAGGGTTAATACTGCTACACTTATCGCAATTCGCAAGTTAATGAGTAGTATTTCGAAGTCTAAAATCAATGTATTATTTCTAGATGAAGTTATTAACGTGTTGGATGATGCAGGTCGCGAAAAGATGGTAGAGGTACTTTTGGGTGAAGACCTGAATACTTATATTGTCTCACACGGATGGGCACATCCCTTACTCGCAAAAATAGAAGTAGTCAAGAACGGGAACGTTAGTGGATTAGAATAGTGGGAGCAGGTAGACGAAGAGGTTGGTGGAATTATGATAAATGTGAGCCTCCTATAGAAATACACAAGCCATGCACTTGTCATGGAGAACTAAAGGAAGATTATGGTAGATTCGAGAGCGAAGGGGGCGAGGGGGGAGTATCTAGTAAGGGACATGCTTCGAGAATTAACAGGATTGAAGTTTGAAAGAGTTCCAGCTTCTGGCGCACTTGAGTACTTAAAAGGAGATTTATATGTCCCCAATCAAAGAAATCATTACTGTATAGAAGTTAAAAATTATAAAGATTCTCCACTTAGTGATAAAGTATTTACACAACCAAAGACAAATGATTTAATTCGTTGGTGGAAGAAAGTAGTAGTACAGGCAGAAGGCGGAAATCAAAAGCCTTTATTATTCTTTAAGTATGACCGCTCCAAAGTATTTGTATGTACAGCAGAAAAGCCTGAAGTATGTCCAGAGTGGATGTATATATCTTTTCTAGATTGTTATGTACTTCTAGCTGAAGAATGGTTAACAAATGAAATAATGGAGTTCATAGGTGGCTTTTAATTTTAATGATATACAAACAGGCTCAACTCTTATTGTTGATGCTCTAAACCTTGCGTTTAGATGGAAACATGCAGGTAGAACAGATTTTCGTCATGATTATGTAACAACAGTAAAGTCTCTAGCAACGTCTTACAAATGTGGGAATGTGATTATCACAGCCGACTGGGGGTCGTCTAGCTACAGAAAGCAGATTTTACCTGAGTATAAGCAGAATCGAAAAGATAAATACGACACGCAAACAGAGGCAGAAGCACAGGCTTTTAAAGATTTCTTTAATGAATATGAGAAAACTTTAGAGTTGTTAGCAGAGAGTTATAAAGTGATTCGTTTTCAAGGTGTAGAGGCAGATGACCTTGCTGCCCACCTAGTAAAACATAAAAACAAGTACAAATTAGACCATATTTGGTTGATTTCTAGTGATAGAGACTGGGACTTGTTAATTCAAGAGGGAGTAAATAGATTCTCCTATGTAACTCGTAAAGAAGTAACAGTAGATAACTGGTCTGAGCATTATGGAGTTTCTCGTGAAGAATATATCTCTTTTAAGTGTTTAACCGGAGATAAGGGTGACAACATACCTGGCATTAGCGGTATTGGCCCAAAACGTGCAGAGCAGTTAATAAAAGAATATGGGGATGCTATGTCTATCTATGATAGTATACCTATTCCAGGGCATTATAAGTATATTCAAGAGTTGAATGCTAACGCAGAAATTTTACTTAAGAACTATGAATTAATGGATTTAGTAACATATTGCGATGATGCAATAGGGCCTGATAATTTGTCAGAAGTAACACGGAGAATGCTGGATGCAGCTTAATTATAATAGAGATAACTACTTATCAGAGTTTAGTATTAAAACACTAGAAGATAGGTACTTGATTGAAGGAGAAAACTCTCCACAAGACGCATTTGCTAGAGCAGCTAAGGCATTTGCAGATGATGACGCACACGCGCAGAGGCTGTACGATTATGCAAGTAAATTATGGTTTATGTTCTCCACACCCATTCTGAGTAATGGTGGAACAAATCGTGGTCTACCTATTAGTTGCTTTTTGAATTATGTTGAAGATAGCCGGCAAGGGATTACAGGTCATTATACTGAAAATGCGTTTCTTTCGAGTGTAGGTGGTGGAGTTGGTGGTTGTTGGAATAACGTTCGTTCAGTGGGAAGCAAAACCTCTGCGGGGTCAGAGAGTACTGGAGTAATACCATTTCTAAAAGTAGTTGATGCAGAGATGTTAGCGTTTTCACAAGGAGTAACTAGACGAGGTAGCTATGCAGCATATTTGGACATATCACATCCTGAGATTGAAGAATTTTTGGACATACGTAAGCCTACAGGCGGGGACGTTAATAGAAAATCTACTAACCTACATCATGCCGTTACTCTATCTGATGAGTTCATGAATCTGATAGAACAAGCTACAAGAGTAGAAGGATTTGATGATTCATGGGCCTTAATTGACCCACACACTCAAAAGGTAGTAAAAACTGTATCTGCTAAAACTCTTTGGGTAAAGCTGATTCAGAACAGGGTTGAGACTGGCGAACCGTATATTATGTTTAAAGATACAGTTCAAGAAGCTCTTCCAGATTTTCAGAAAAAGCTCGGGCTACAGGTACATCACTCTAACTTATGTTCTGAGATTACGCTTGCCACAGATAGTGAACGTACAGCAGTATGTTGTTTATCTAGTGTAAATTTGGAGGAATATGATGAGTGGAAAAACAATGACCAATTCATTCCTGACCTAGTACGAATGTTGGATAATGTGTTAACTTTCTTCATAGAAAATGCTCCTTCAGAGCTACACAGAGCAAAGTTAAGTGCAGAAAGAGAAAGAAGTATTGGTCTAGGCGCTATGGGATTTCATGCTTATCTGCAAAGACATAGTATAGCTTTTGAGAGTGCACTTGCAAAAAGTGCGAATATTAAAATGTTTAGTAGGATTAAATCGGAGGCACTTCGTGCAACAAGAGAGCTCGCAAATGAAAGAGGTGCATGTCCAGATGATATTTCTGGTACTGTACGTAATGCTCACCTTTTGGCTGTTGCTCCTAACGCCAGTAGTAGTATTATATGTGGGAACACAAGTCCTAGTATTGAGCCTTATAGAGCTAATGCATTTACTCAAAAGACAAAAAGTGGTTCAAGCCTTCTTAAAAATGAGTATCTCGAATTTGCCTTGGATGAAATAGATAAAAACACAGATGAAGTTTGGAAGAGTATCATTACAAACGGAGGCTCAGTACAGCATCTAGATTTTCTAGATGATTATACCAAAGCTGTATTCAAAACCGCAGTAGAGATAGACCAGAGATGGATTATTGAGTTTGCAGCAGATAGGCAAGTTTTTATATGCCAAAGTCAGTCTCTCAATGTTTTCTTTCCAGCTAATATATCAAAACAAGAACTTCATGCAGTACATATGATGGCTTGGCAGAAAAAAGTAAAGACTCTGTACTATCTACGAAGTGAAGCAATGAAAAGGGCTGAGAACGTATCAGATGAAGTACTAAGACAATACCTATTTGAAACCATTGATGAAGAAGGCTGCCTTTCATGTCAAGGGTAGCGATAGATAAAGAGCAGTTAAAATGCTTAGTTCAGAAAGGCGTATCAAGGCCAGAACTAGCTTTACACTTTAATTGCTCCGTCAGGACTATAGCTAATAGAATAAAAGAGTATGGGTTCCTAGGCCTAACTCCGAATAATAAGTCACTACCAGTTATAAATGGAGAAAAAAAGTGTCGTCGGTGTAATACTTTAAAAGCTATATCAGAGTTTAACCTAAGTACTAAAAAACTTGATGGATTAAGAAATTGCTGTAGAGAGTGTGAGTCTTCTTATTATACGGAGAATAGAGATAGAATAAGATTAAAACACAAAGCACACTATACTAAGAATAAAGAATCCTACGCTGCTAGGGCTACTAATAGAAGGGCTGCTAAGTTAAAAGCTACTCCTAAGTGGTTTTCAGAGCTAGACCATATTATATTAGAAGAGATGTATGCTATAAATATGCTACGAAAAGATATGTTTGGTATACAGTATCATATTGACCATATTGTTCCTCTTCAAGGTAATAACGTTAGCGGATTGCACTATCACCAAAACTGGCAAATATTAACTGCCCAAGAGAATTTTAAAAAGAGTAATAAACATTATGAGTAACTTACTAGAAGAAAGAGCATACTATAAACCGTTTAACTATCCTTGGGCTTTTGAACACTATAAGCAACAACAACACGCCCATTGGCTGCCCGATGAGGTAAATCTTGCAGACGACCTAAAGGATTATAGAGAGAAAATGACTATTGGCAACAAGAAATTGATTGCTAATATTTTTCGGTTTTTTACACAGGCTGACGTTGATGTATGTTGTGGCTATGCTACTCATTATTTACCTACATTCAAGCAACCTGAAGTAAGAATGATGCTCTCTGCTTTTGCAGCAATGGAAGCAGTGCATCAAGAAGCATACTCATTGTTACTTGAAACTCTTGGTTTCAGTGAAGATGAGTACCAGAAGTTCTTTGAACATAAAGAAATGCTGGACAAGCATGAATACTTAAGTAACTTTGGTATGGGAACTAAGATGGATATAGCTAAAACTATGGCTATATACTCTGGCTTTACTGAAGGCGTGCAATTATTTAGTAGCTTTGCAATTCTATTAAATTTTCCACGACATAACTTAATGAAGGGAATGGGTCAGATTGTAACTTGGTCTGTCCGGGATGAGAGTTTACATGTAGAAGGCATGAGTCGTTTATTTAGAACTTTTATTCAAGAAAACCCAGAATTATGGAATGATGACTTAAAGTATCAAATCTATTGTGCAGCGGAGCGTACAGTAGAGCTAGAAGACGCGTTTATTGACCTTTGTTTTGAAGGAGCAGATGTACCTAATCTAACTCCAGAAGAGGTAAAAGGTTATATTCGTTATATTGCAGACAGAAGACTATTAGGGCTAGGCTTGAAAAAGATTTTTGGGAGCGAGAAAAATCCTTTAGAGTGGCTAGACTATATGTTAAACGGCGTAGAACACGCTAATTTCTTTGAAAACCGAGCCACCGAGTATTCTCGCGCGAGCACTACCGGTAACTGGCAAGATATCTTTAAATAAATAGGAACCTATATATATTATGGCAGAAAACGAAGTAAAAACTATCACTTTCAATGGTGTTGAGTACAAAGTCGACGAGATTAGTGATAAAGCGAAGTATATTATCAATCAGATTACTGATTTGCAACAGCAGGGCGTACAAACTCGTGCTCGGCTAGACCAAATCGAGGTTGCTAATAAAGGCTTTACCGAGCTACTGGGAGTAGAACTAGAAGCTCCTCAAGGCGAAATAGTAGAGTAAATAAAAAGGGGCTTTACAGCCCCTTTTTTATTTATGAAAATAATCATTTTCTATTATTCCATAAATCGAACACTACTTTTACCTTTTCTTTTAAGGTTTCAATGTCATTATGCATCTTGGCTAAAACTATAACCAGCGTAACAAATCCCACTGCAACAGGCCAGGCGGTATTAACAAATTCGAGAGCTGACATAGTTAATTTCTCTAAGTACTAATATAGTGCTTCTTTTATTTATATGTGTGTCCCATGATTAATTCCATGGCAAACCAGCCATAGTCACAGGAGCCTTCTGAGCCTCGATCTGAGTCGCTATTGATGCTTCAACAGCATCTTTATCCAGAGCTTCATAGACCCACTCAAGTACCTGAGACTCTGTAAGGTCTTCAAAAGCTACAAAGCCTTCTGAGTCTGCATCAGGTGTAAAAGAGCAGGTGCCGTATGAGCTGGCTGAGTATTCCCCATCAGTTGCTGTGGCTCTCCAGTGAGCGATAGTGACACCGCCTGTTGCTGTGGTTCTTTCGAGTTGTGCGATTGTCCATTGTGTTGTCATGTTATTTTGCTCCTTCTAGGGCTTCGATACGAGCAATAAGCTCTTGAATGGTTGCTGTCAACAAAGGCACCAGCTTGCTTTGGTCGATGCCCTGATAATCAGGAACACTGCGAGTACCCATAACGGCTGCTACGGCTTCTGTAGTTACGTTGCCGTCTTCATCTCTGACTTCTTCGACTGCTGGAGTGACTTCGTATTCTTCATCACGCATTGCGTCTTTAGAGCCTGTCGCGCATTCCGGTACAACTTCCTGTACTTCATGTGCAAAGAAACCATCTGTTCTTGAGCCGTCTACCTTCCACGCAAAGTTGATTGGACGTAATGCTTTGACACGCTCTGTAGCACCTGTCATAGGTACGTCGTCTTCTTTTAGGCGGTAGTCTGATGAGGTGTTGTAGGCTGTGGCTGTGTCGCTGTATGAAATAGAACCCACCAAACCACCAACGTAATAGAAGGCCATGGCAGTAGCAGCACCGCTAGTTGATTTATTTAGGTCTATGCGTCCAACACCAGAAGGGCTATATATTGTTGTGCCTACACCGCCTGCTGAAGGAGTACCCACCAACAAATTGCCGCTGGCGTCGAGGCGCATGCGTTCTTCGCCGTTTGTAACAAATCTTTGTGGTATGGAGGTTGATGTGCCTAGCCATCCCCCGTCAGAAGATACAGCAAACTCTGATTCATGCACCCCACCACTAACAACGTAAGAAGCATTAGCAGCGTCTTCAAGTTTTACTACTTTATTAAATCCTGCGGTTGAAGTAGCTGAACTCGTACCAATACCCACGTTCCCGTTAACGTCGAGGGTCATGCGTTCTGTGGCGGCTGTGCCAATAGAAAGCGAATCAGTTCCGTGGCTATATTGAATGTAACCTGAATACTCCGCTGTGCCTGAAGTGCCGTCAGCAAACGCTAATGTGCCGTCATACGTTGTGCCTGACGCTATGGTCATGCCTGAAGCCGCTGATGTGTTACCTAACACTAAACTATTAAAGTTAGCGTAGTAATCCGCAGGGTTAGAGATACCAATACCCAAATTGCCGCTGGCGTCGAGCACCATATCAGCCGTAACACCATCATCTGTAGACCACCAGTGCTTCTTGCCTGCAAGCACCCGTGTAAAACCATCGCCTATGACAGTTCCAGTAACTCCGCCGTTAGTTACCTGCGCAATACCTGTGATGCCCTGAGTCACCCCACTGATTTGATAGACGACTGCTGGGGAGGCTGCGGTGTTGATGGTCAGGGCAGTGGCTGTGATGCCTGAGGAGAAGGTGGCGGCTCCTGTGTTGCTAATTGTTGCAAGTGTTGACGCACCCGCCGCATCATCAAAGCTAAATCCACTAACGCCACCAACAAGGTGTAGCTTCGTGTCAGCAGAGCGGTGGAACATGCCTGTGGTTGGGAATGTTGTGGATGCTGCTAAACCTATGTTGCCACTAAACGTCGCGGCTCCTGTGGGGGCTATAGAGAATAATTCTGACGTTCCATTAGCCGCAAACAGTTTGGTATTGCTCTCGTAATCAATGCTGAATCTTTTTGTTACTCCAGAAGCGCCAGCAACGTGCATCTCTAAACCGGCATAATTACCCCCAGACCGCCCTGCTATAAACCTAGCCGTGGTGCCGCTAAAGTCCACGATGGCTCTGTCCACTGCTGTGCTTGCGATTGCTCCAGTTGAGGTAACAGCACCACTAAACGTCCCCGTGGTGGCTGCGATGCCTGCTGAGAAGGTGGCGGCTCCTGTTACGTCGATTC